GAACTCTCCACCATCCAGGCCAAAGACGCCCAGCGCGCAGAGCTGGCCCAAGCCATGGCCTGCTTTCAAGGCCAGATCACCGTGATAGAGAGCCCAGTGGTGCGCGCAGAAGCGCCCAGCGACTGGCGCCGTACACTCAACCTGCCCGGCAGCGCCAACGTCAGCGCCCTGGATCAGCAGGAAGCGGCCATGCTCCAAACCATCCGCGCCCTGGCAGCCAAAGGCATCGGCATCAGCGGCATGCAGAAGCAGCTCAAGGCAGATCCACGCCGCATCCGCATGCTGGCCCGCAAAGGCAAAATCGATATTCCAGATGCGCGCGCCACCCAGCCGCGCACCATCGGCGCCAAAGCCCGCAGCGCCTTGATCGACGCTCGCGCCGCCAAACGCGCACAGCTCGCCATCAAGCTCAAACCCCTGGCAGCCAAAGGCATGACCATCCAGGCCATGAGCGACGAAACCGGCGCCAGCAAACGCACGGTGCTCGCCACCATCGAAGAGCACAACATCGTGCGCGGGCCCAAGACCAAGCTGGAGGCGTGATGGCGCTCACTCAACAGCAGCGCGACTCCAACACCAAGGACAAGCGCAAACGCCTGGGTGACGAAGAGCTACGCCACCGCGTGCGCCCCGGCACCAAAGCCTGCCTTGAACGCAACAAAGCCCGCGCCGGCATCACCGAAACCAGCGAGCTGCTGCAGGTGGTACTGCTCAACATGGAGCGCCTCAGTGATGAAGCCTTCACCGAACTCACCACACCGCCGCGCCACACTTTCGAGATAACAGAAAACGTGGCGCAGCAGTTCCACAACGAAAGCCTGCGCGAACTCCGCGCCGACCCAGGCGACGAGAACACCGCCCACATCAAGTAACCCACCCAAGCCCAGCGCCAGCAGCGCAACGGGCTGCTATTGCCTGGAGAAAGAATGAGCCCTTCGCACCAGATACTGATCGGCGATTGCTTGGAGCTGCTGCGGGGCATGCCTGATAAGTCGGTGCAGTGCTGCGTAACCAGCCCGCCCTACTACGGCCTGAGGGACTATGGCGTCGACGGCCAGATCGGCTTGGAGGAAACGCCGGCCGAGTTCGTTGCTCGGTTGGTTGCGGTGTTCGAGGAAGTGCGCCGCGTGCTGCGCGATGACGGAACCTGCTGGGTGAACATGGGCGACAGCTACGCGGCGAAGTCGACAGGCAATCTCACTTTCAGGCGAGACCGGGCAGCTCTATCGCCAGATCGGAAGCCAATTCCGGATGGCATCAAGGTTAAGGACTTGATGGGAATGCCTTGGCGTTTGGCCTTCGCCCTGCAGGACGCAGGCTGGTACCTGCGCCAGGACATCATCTGGAACAAGCAGAACCCCATGCCGGAGAGCGTGCGCGACCGCTGCACCAAGTCGCACGAATACATCTTCCTGCTCAGCAAAAAGCGCAATTACTACTTCGACCAGCAGGCCATCCTTGAACCCTGCTCGCCAAACACCAACGCCCGACTTGCGCAGGATGTAGCTGCCCAAATCGGCAGTGAGCGTGCCAACGGCGGGGCCAAGACAAACGGAAACATGAAAGCAGTGGCCAGAAAGACCAATGGCGTGGGCTGGGGTCACGGTACCGACAAGGAAGAACGCAACCGGGGGCGGGTAAAGGACAACGAGTCGATGGACTCTGCCCTGGCCATAATGCCGCTGGAGCGCAATAAGCGCAGCGTCTGGACGGTACCGACCCACAGCTTCAAGGGCGCACACTTCGCCACCTTCCCACCTGACCTGATCCGGCCCTGCATCCTGGCTGGCTCACCGCGTGGCGGAATCGTGCTCGATCCCTTCGGCGGAGCCGGCACAACTGGCTTGGTCGCGATGCAGGAAGGCCGGCGCTCAATCCTTTGCGAACTCAATCCCGAGTATGCGGCGCTGGCTCAGGCACGGCTTGACCTGGCCTGGATGGACGGTGCCGCCCAGATGGATGTCTTTCTGGACGCCCAAGGATCAGCAGCATGACCCACCACCCCAAGCGCAGCCGCTGCCAATCCTGCACCAAGCGCCTGCACAACTGCTCTTACCTGCCTTTCCACACCATGCCCATCCATCGCCAGGACGGCATCAGCGCCTCGGTGATCTGCACCGAGTTCGTGCCGAGTGATGGCGAGGTGGGCAAGCCGTTTATAAATCCGAGGCGCGGCCGCCGGTTGTAACCACCCTACCCGCCCACTCCCTGCCTGATGCTCGGGCGGGAGGGCGGTGAACATAGACCCTAAGCACTTCCAATAATTCACGCCGCTGGCGAGGACTCCCCATGAAACGCGATGTCATCAAGATCACCACCCTGGAAGGCATCAAACTGTCGGTGCCGGCCCATGTTGTGGCCACCACCTTCATTGCTGCTGCGCTCGCCCAAGTCGGCGCACACCATCCGATTGCAACACCTGCCCAGGCATTGAACTCTCAAGCCATTCCGGCCGTTGGCGTTTACTGGCCAGAGCAAGGCGGCATCAACGGCGGCTGGGTTGCTGCGCACGGCGATGTGCCAGCGCATTACCTGATCTGGGCGAAGCACGATGCAGGCAAGCACGCCTGGGGCTGCTACGAGAAAGAGTCAGCGGCCACCAGCAAGCGTGACGGTCTGGCCAATACCAAGGCCCTGCTGGCCGAGGGCGGCCACTCAGCGGCAGAAGCGGCCGCGAAGTACAGCGCCGATGGCCACAGCGACTTCTTCCTGCCTGCTGCAGCTGAGCTGTACCACGGCTGGCTGAACGTGCCGGGCATATTCAACAAGGATCGCTACTACTGGTCGAGCTCGCAGCGCTCCGCCAACTTCGCATTCGGCGTGGGCTTCGGTGGTGGCTTTCAGGGCGACAGCGTCAAGGGCGGCGGGCTCCTCGTCCGGCCCGTCCGCAGAGCATTCATTTGATCATTTGCTAATTCATTCTGGCCGCCAGGCCAGCAGTAACTCGGGGCGCAGCAGCGCCTTTTTTGTTGCCTTCAAAAAGAGGATGCACCCATGCAAGCAGCACAACAGCAGGCCCCTGCGGTAACCCTTCCAGAGATCGGCGCAGCCTACGGTGGCGGCTTCGTCACTGGCTTTTATCAGCAGAATGGCCAGCGCTTCATGATCATCACCGCCGGCCGTGCGCATGAGCTGGAAGGTGAATGGGGCAATTACGGCGTGAAGATCGAAGGGGCGTACAGCTTCACCGACAGCCGCGCCAACACCGAGGCCATGGCCGCAGCGGGCAGCGAACTTGCGCAGCAGGTGCTGGCCCTGGATATCGGCGGCTTCACTGACTGGGCGATCCCAGCGCGTGACGTGCAGGAGCTGCAGTACCGCCACTTCAAGCCGACCACCGAGCAGAACTACTGCTGGAACCGTGACGGCGACAACCCCAACAGCCTGCCGGTGGGCAACCTGTACGACAAAGAGTCGCCAGCACAGACCGCGCTGTCGGCCTTCAAGGAAGGTGGCGCAGAGGCATTCCAGTCGCGCTGGTACTGGTCAAGCTCGCAGCGCTCCGCCAGCCTCGCATTCCTCATGACCTTCGCTGGTGGCATTCAGGGCTGCGACGGCAAGATCAACGAGCTCCTCGTCCGGCCCGTCCGCAGCGAGCTAATTCAGTAATTCGATCATTCATTCCGGCCGCTTGCGGCCGGCGCTTTTAAGGAGGCCGGCATGGCCATGCACACGGACTTGAGCATCTACAAAGTGGCCTTTGATCTGCTCAGCTTCTCGACGGATATCACACGCAACATTCCGAGGGATTTGAAGCATGGCCTGGCGGCAGAGGTCAGGCGGGAATGCATCGCGGTACTGATGCTGATCGCCAGGGCCAACGCCGCCAGGGACAAGACAGTCCACCTGGTGGATCTGCTTGAGCGTGTGCAGGTCGTTGAGTTCCTGCTTCGGCTGTTCAAGGAAAAGCGCTTCATCAGCATCCCGCAGCATGCGGCGGCCATTGAGTTGACCGCCTCCATCGGCAAACAGGCCAACGCCTGGAAACGCTCCGCCGCAACCGCGCCCGCTACTTGATCGTCACGGCGATCAGGTCTGTGCGATTTGAATCTGGTCGTGCCGCTGGCCAACAGGCCACCGCCATGCGCATCCGAGATACCGCCGGTCTAAAGCGGCCGCGTAGGTCTCGCGCAGTTTCCAGGCTGATCGGCTTTGCCTTCGGCCCGGCGACGTAGATAGCACGACAGGTCGCAGCGCTCCGCCAACAACGCATTCAACATGAACTTCGATGATGGCAATCAGAACAACAACGACAAGAACAACGAGCTCCTCGTCCGGCCCGTCCGCAGATTCGACTTTTGCATCCTACCCGTTCCGCGACCTGGTCCAGGCCTACTACGACTGCCGGCGCTCCAAGCGCAACAGCGCCAGCGCGCTGGCATTCGAGGCAGACCTAGAGCGGAACCTCACCCTGCTGCACAGCGACCTGACTGCCGGCACCTACCGGCCAGGCCGCTCTATCTGCTTCGTGGTTACCCGGCCCAAGGCAAGGGAGGTATGGGCGGCGGACTTCCGAGACCGCATCGTCCACCACCTGCTGTACAACCATGTGGCACCGCGCTTCTACGCCAGCTTCATAGCGGACAGTTGCGCCTGCATACCCACGCGCGGCACGTTGTACGCCGCTGAGCGGCTGGAATCGAAGATCCGCAGCATCAGCCAGAACTGGGCGCAGGCGGTCTTCTACCTCAAGTGCGACCTGGCCAATTTCTTCGTAGCCATAGACAAGCAGGTGCTGCGCCAGCAGCTGGCCAAGCGCATCACCGAGCCATGGTGGCTGGCGCTGGCTGAACAGATACTGATGCACGACCCGCGCACCGACTATGAGGTGCGCAGCCCAAATCACCTGTTCAACCGGGTGCCGCAGCACAAGCGCCTGACTGCACAGCCTGCTCGGCTTGGCTTGCCGATTGGCAACCTGTCGTCGCAGTTCTTCGCCAACGTGTACCTGGATGCACTCGACCAATTCGTGAAGCACCGCCTGCGGTGCAAGCACTACGTGCGCTACGTCGACGACTTCGTGCTGCTGCATGAGTCGCCGCAGCAGCTCAACGCCTGGCTTGCCGAGATTGAAGCGTTCCTGCCATCGCTGGGAGCGCGACTCAACCCAAGCAAAACCATCCTGCAACCAGTTGATCGCGGCGTGGACTTCGTAGGCCACGTCATCAAGCCCTGGCGGCGCACCACCCGCAAACGCTCAGTAGCTCAGGCCATCAAGCGTACCGCAGCAGCACCAGCAGACGACTTGCGCGAAACCGCCAACAGCTACTTCGGCCTGCTCAGCCAGGCCAGCCACAGCCAGAAAGACCGCGCCACCCTGGCGCGACTGATCCTCAAGCGCGGCCATGCAGTGAATGGTGCGCTGACCAAGACCTATCCAAAGAGGTGACCCATGCGCATTGAACGCACCAACGTGACCAAGCTGCTGATCAGCGAAGTGCAGGATATTGACCCTATCACCGTATTTCTTGAGGACTACGAACCAGGCAAGGGCAAGATCACTGTTACCTGTTGGGGCCAGAGCTGGACTGCCTATTGGGGCGGCATGAGCGGCGATGACGTGGCGACCTTCTTCTGTCGCGTGAGCGCCGCCTACATCATTGGCTACTTCGCCCCGCAGCTGCACTCAACCCAGTTCAGCGGGACTGCGCTTGTCGAAAAGTCAAAGCGCGTGGTTCTGGATTGCCGCCGCGGCCGCACGGCCAAGCATTACCCGCTCAGCTTGGACAAGGAAGAAGCACGCCAACTGTTCGACCGCATAGAGGACGATCTGCGCCATGTCGAGCGGCCCGACCACTGCTTTGCCCACAGCGACCTGCTATCCCAGCTGTTCGGTGATGAATGGCATCACGATGCGGGCGATGCCACTGAGCCAAACCCTGACTACGGCTACCTAGAGCGGATCATCGCGGCCGTTCAGGAGGCTCTGCAATGGCAAGCCTGCGCGGAGGCCGCATGAAACGCCTCACCTTCTGCCGCACATCCCTCAAGCCAGTCACTGAGTGCGTCTGCCTTCGCTGCACGCCCATCACCCCGGAGTAATCCCATGCACCCGTTGATCTATGTCGCCGGTAAATACCGTGCAGCGACCCGCGAAGCCGTGGCCGCAAATATCGAAGCAGCCCGCCAGGTTGGC